TACGCATGACCTTCTTAAGTGCCGCCTTCATTACGGTAATGAAAGTCTGATCGCCTAAGTTCCTCCCAAGAATATTAGACGTGACTTTTTTTATCTGGCGGAAGCTCATCCCCCTAAGGAATGTTTCTTCAAGCCCGCCCCTACCGATCGCAGAAAGCCCCGACGTAAGTAAACCTGTGATGACTCCAGCAGTGAGTGCCGATCCAAATGCGGCGTTGTGCGCTTCTTCTTTTACGCGGTCAGCGTCCCAGCCTTCTTCCCAAGATCCGTCCTCAGCTTGGTGCTTTGCTGTGAGAGTGGAGGTAAGTGATTGGAAAACGGCACCGTAAGTATTTGCACCAGATCTAGTAGCCGCTGGAATAAATGACGCTGTCGCAACCCCCATTTTCTTAGCGATGTTTCCGTTGTAGGCTTTAATAACCGTTACCGTTCTTTCTCTTGTGGCCCCTTTAAGGGCCCCCGACTTAAGAACCCTTTCCGCCGCAGCTTCAACTGTTTCTTTACCTACTGTTTTTAGAGCGCCTCTAGCAGCAGCTGTAATGACGAGTCTCGCAGAAACTGTAGCTGTTGTCTTAGCTCCCGTATATGCCGCGAGCCCCGCGAGGCTTGTGCCCGCAGTAGGCCCAGTCGCCGCAACTAACCCCGCTGTAACTATTGCATCCGCGACCATGGGAGCAACAGCCTCCATCATGTCCTGCCCTGCTCCCATCTCTAACCCGAACACCTTCGCTACCTCCCTAGATTGCGCGTTGTTTTCTGCGATCATCTGGAGTCCAGCCCTACCCCAATCAGCGTCAGCAGCAGCAGCCACACCAAATATAATGCTTGTGAACCCTTCGTAAGCACTACTCCCGACACCTTTCGCCCTGTGCATAAGCGAGCTGAAGTCTACTTCAGACCTGAACTTTTCTAAAATAGCTACGTGGCTTAAACCTTTTTGCTCACCGTCCATACGAGCCTCCATCCAATCATCTGCAAACTTATCTTCCGCGTAGATCACCGCAGAGATATTGAAGAATTGGTCTTCCAAATATAATTTTCTTTGCGACTCAGCTTGCTGGCGTTGTGCGCGAGTAACGCCCTCTTGCACAAGCGCCTTCCTAAACTCAGTAGGGGATGTCAGGAGAGACGGGTCAACCATAGCGCCACTGTATTTTGACACATGGACGTTATGGTCTAATTGTTCTTTATCATCAGTATACTCGATTAATGGGGAAACGTTGGCTTTCGTGTCACCGTGGACCGCATACTTAATAGTGAGGTCGTTCAAGACATCGTCTACCACACCACCTGAGTAGCCCGTCTCTTTAACCAATTGTTGGAGTAACGCTTGCCGTGCACCATCAACGTCATCACGAACAGCTTGACGGCGCTCATCTAATTTAATCTCCTCCCAAACTTGCTCTTCCCCTTCTTCGTCCTCGAAAAACGGAATGGTGTTCCAACCGAGTCGGAAGGTTCTCGTCATGCCGCCCCAAAGTTCCGTCGCAGTGTCGTTTACTTTATTACCGAAGTCCCATGTTTTCTCTTCGGCGTAGTCTTTAGCAAGTCCGTATAATACCGACTCATACCTTTCGTCCTCCCTGATCACCTCCCTGAGTTCAACCTCAGCGCGTTGCCGCTCCTGAACTTGATACACCATTAGGCCATCTGAAACTGGAGCGGGTTTCCGTTTGGCGCGGAGGTTAAAGACATGCCTCGGACTCACCCCATACTTAGCAGCGCTTTTAATGACGGAAGATTCTGTCTCCCCTTCTGGGATTGCTCCCCCTAGGAAAATCTCATTCCCGTCCTCGTCTTCGACTACAGCCGCTAAGATCTTGCTGCTTTTAAACAGCTCATGGTGTTTCTCGTAGTTAGCACTACGAACCATTTCAGCTACTTCCAGATAGTCTTCTGGTTCCTCAGCTAACTGCCCCCCGTAATTAAGTTCAGCCCTAGCTTTATAGGCGGTGAGCTTCTCGAAGACGCCTTCGCCGCCTAAGAAAGGGTTTTCAGGGTCTTCTTCCTCAAGGAGAGTGTTAACCGAAGACATCAGATCCAACTTACTGAAGGATCTTAGGCTTTCGTTAATTTCAGGCTCGTTCTCCGTAGTGAGTAGGCCCCTCTGGACGAGCGCATTTGATAGGTTGAAACTCAGTTGATCCTCGATCGCCTCCGTATACTGCCCCGCTTCGAGATACCCGCCCCTGATATGTTCGACATACCTCCCTAAACTTTCAACATCGTCATCAAATTTATTTTGGCTAGCCCAATCTGGGTATGCCGTTTCGACGTAGGGAGTATTCGTTTTGCTTTTATCCGACATAGCAGAAGCTGGTGTATGTTTTAGTTAGGTAAGTATTCATGAATTATTCGGGCATCTATACCCTGTTTAGTAGTTTCAGTCCCCATCATCGAACTACCCGCAGATCGCTACTCGACTCGAACAACTTCAACACTGCCTCAAGCAACTCGGGGTCGCTGAGAACCGCAGAGGCTCGGGCACCTATATCCTCCGCAGTAGTTTTAGTCCCCATCATCGAACTCCCCGCAGCGTCCTCTGCGGCGCGATCTGTCTTGTTCTTCTCACGAGCCTCGGTTCTCCTTGCACGTATGCTCTGTTGAGCCTCAAAAATAGTGTTGTAATCTTCAGTTGGGAATGCCTCTTGAAGCATACTAGATATTTCATTCGCCCTTTCAGCAGCAACCTCGTCTACATCAGTAGTAGAATCAGGCTCATAAGCCTCTCCGAGAGATTTGATTTCCCCGATGAAAACCTCGTCTTCATCAATCAGGGCTAGCGCACGCTTAAGATCAGCGTCATGCTCCAGCTCTCTTTGTTTAGCCGATGCCGCTCCCGCTTGTGCCTCCCTATACTCGTTAGCCTTTTGCGACTTGGCGTAGCTTGCACTATTGATTAGCCTCAAGTTTTTCTCCATGTTCGTCACCACCCCGTCAGCATTAATCGATTTTTCGAACTCCGCTGGTGATATACCTTGGGTAGCCACCCTCGATAAAGATTCTCCGTTCTTATCGGCGGAAGCTCGCTGCGCGGCTTGTGCTTTAATAGCGCTCTCACTGGAGCTAAGGATAAGTCTAGCTGTCGGACTCTTACTAAATAACGCAGCGTTGGCGGCTGTAAACCTCGCCATTTCTGCTAGTTTCTGGTTAGGATCTTTAGTGTCGTCTTCTACTATATCACTAATATCTTTAGTGGCTTGCGTAGTCCTATCAGCATAATCAACTTCCTCCCGTGCCTTTTTCTTTTTTTCTTCGAATTCAAACAAGCCAGTTTGATAAGCTAAGTCAGCATTCCTTTCCTGAACTAACTGAGAACGTAGCCGCAGCATTGTCTGCAAATGTGGCTGCATGTCCCTGTCTTCTAGAGATGTGATGTAACTACTCTCTCGTCGGTTTAAGCCGTAGGTATCCCTCAAGGGTTTTATATCCTGCTCAAAAAAATCGTTGTCTATAGGATCAGCCATTGTAATTTAAACTTTTGAGGTGCCGTATGGTTGAGCGGAGGGGTAGAAATCGGGATCTTTCTTGAGCTTGTTCTCAAGCCTAGCCATGAGAGCGCGTTGGAGCCTCTCGTTAGAAGAGCGTTGTTCGTCCACTTTTCTGGCAGACGCTTCTCTTGCGTTCATGAAATTTGGAGACGCAATAGCAGGGGCCTTACTTTCTGGGGAACCTGCCCAGCTTGCTGCGACTTGATTAGCCGCTGAGGTGAATCCCATTTTCCTTAGGCGTCTCGCTTTCCTCAGTTCAGAATTCCTACTATAAAGGGCGCGACTCCCACCTAATTTCCCCTGAGTCCCAAACGTCCTCTTGGGACTACTAGCCGTTGCTTTATCGGGAGCAGCGGGAGCAGCGGGAGCAGCGGGAGCAGCGGGAGCAGCGGGAGCAGCGGGAGCAGCAGCGGGAGCAGCAGCGGGAGCAGCAGCGGGAGCAGCAGCGGGAGCTTTTTCTCTATCGGCCTTTTTTTTATCCAAAAGTTTCTTGAAAGCGGTGAGCATAAGTTAAATTGTATAGTTTGAATTAAAAAAGTCAATCGACTAGAGACGAGTCCGCATTTTGTAAAGCAGAACTTAAATTTTTCATTGACCTCCGTGGCCTATTAAAAGCAGTGTCACCCTCCTTAGGGGGATCGACAGCCACTAAACCTAGCCTTTGACGAGCACAATCCAAAGCTAAAAAAGCAGCATCAGCTAAGTCGGGGCTCCTGCCAAAACGAGATTTGAACTCAGGTTTTGATTCTATTTTCATGCGGAGGGTAGCTCCCTTTACGTGGTCATAGTTACGAGCTGTTATTTCCTGCGCTAATTCAGGACTAACTCCAAACACTTGACGTGTCCTCATCAGTTCTTTCCCCACAAACCATAGCTCCGACACACGATTCACATACAACTCGGTGCCCACTAGTTTGCTATTCGCGCTTACGCGCTTGTCACTTGCTCTCCCCCCAAACGAAACCCTCATGAAACGATTAGACCATTCTCCTGCTAGCACGTCGCAGAACGGGGCTCCCGCTCCAGTCGCATCAACACTCACATTCTCAGGGGGTATGTTCAATTTTAGACACTGTTCCTTTATTTGCTTAACAATCTGGTAAGTTCTGGGGACGGCTTTATTAGTGGCGTCGTCATTTAACTGTATCGACTTCCCAAACTCTATCACATACTGCCCATTGTGATCATACCCAACCTTTGCTGGGACGAGGCAAGTCCGGTCACCCCCGTTGGTGAATGCAGGGTCTATCCCGCAAAGATTAATGGGCGTGCTCTGCCACTGGACGGAATGCATCGCCCTGCTACTCGTAAGCTCATTCTCAGTGTATATACCAGTTGCTTCGTCGCTGTCAAAAAACACAGCGCGGACCATCCGCATATACCCCCGACTCTCAACACCCAGCAACGCTTTGTCTTCTTCAAGTTTTTCCTGCGTGGGTAGCCATGGGTAGATGGTTTTTCCGGCGATGATGTTGGGCGACCTCTCGCCATCTAGGCGCAGGTATTTCCCCCGCCACTTAGTTTTCCACTCATCCGCCGTGTTCGTATCGACGCTGTCCCAACCGTCTTTAGGTTCTGACCAAGTCCCAAACGCATCAAAGCGGGAGTTGGGGTTGCTCATCCCAATCATCTGGAAGTGGGGGTTTTTAGAAAGGTTGGTGAGGCCAGCATTCAGGATAGCCGGTGACAGCTCAGATAATTCGTCGCCAATAAGGATCACCCTCTTTTGTTTCAAACCAATGAAGCGTCCTACGGCTTCTTTAGTCTTGCTCTTCTCAGCAGCGATAAGTGACAACCCAGCTCTTTCTATAAGGATTCCTTTCTCGTTAACATACGCAGCGTTACCAATTGAATCCCGTATCTTGAGCGGGGCATCATCAATCACGGTTAGTAAAGACATCACTGAACCCCAAATCCTTTTTCGTGCCTCCCGTAATGTGGTAGATGTCATCAGAACTAATGTGTCCTGCGGTTGGGATAACCAGTTCACGATGCCCCACGCGGCCATGGTGTGCGATTTGCCGGAGGAAGCAGACCCCCCAATAGCCAAATATTTATTTTCTATAGCTGAACGAATCATTACCTCTGCCCACGGGTGCTTCACCATCAACGGCTCAGGCAACTCAGAATTATTCCACAGCTCATCACACACTCTCCAGAAATAATACTCACGGGAAACAGGCTCCTCGTGTTTTGCAAAACCATACAGCAACGCAGTAAGTAGGCTAGTGGGAGGTATTTCAAAACCACCTACGTCCATCCGTTTTGTTTTAGGATTTATTTTAGGTTCTAGTAACTGCTTGCCCCTTTGGTCGTTTATAGCCATATTGCATTAAAGTTAGCCACTTTAACATGAGTTTCAATTCCAAACAAAAAATCATAGATCGCGCAGTCGATATGTATCACACCGATTGGAAAACCGCTGCAATAGCTAAGGAGCTAGGAGTCCATGCGGGAACCGTTCGGAGATGGTTTAAAAAACGTGGCATCCCTTCAAGGAAAAATACTTCGGGTGTTGGAGAAGAAATCCCAGAACCCCCTCCTGCTAATGAAGATACTGATGAAGTAGATACTGAGAGGCTGACGAAGGAAGCTTCCATACTCGCGAAGCACGATGCGAGGATCAAAGAGGAGCAAGAGATCCTTGAGATCGCTGAGAGTCAAGCGAGTCCCGCTGATAAATACCAGAACTACATCGCAATGGCGGCGATACGATTAGCTCGGGATAACATGAAAAACATTAGCGGGCCGAGGAACATCAAAGAGCTGTCTGAGCTGGATCAACTAATACGTAGGAACTTAGGTTTAAACGCTAAGTCGAGTGGGGGAGCCTCGCACAAAATGCAAATCGACATCTCGATACTAAACAATAGAAAAGCTGATATCGGAAAAGGAACCATTATTGATATAGAAGCAGATGATAAATGATTTTGATAACTTCTCATGGGACTATAACCCTGATAAAGACCCCTACGTTAAGCGAGCTGTGTCATCAGATTATTACGATGAGCGATATGATGCGATCATGTTCTTCGAGCAGCTCTCTAAAGCTCTTGTAGGGGTGATCGAAAGATTAGACGGACCAGCTGTCGCGTGTTACGATAGCCTTAAGTCGCTAAAAGTTCTAGAAGATGACCATGCTCTTGGCCCCGATGAAGCGCGGACAGCGTTGAACCAATTAATTATGGCGGACTTTGGTCCAGCCACCCCCTGTTTTTTAGACACAACCATCCTTAAAAAGTAATGACACTCTTTAAAAGTAAAGAACTAGTGCACAACCCAAAAGTTCTTATTCGAAAGGACACCAAAGATGCCGATGTGGCTTTCGACGTGCGGCAACTAGAAGGACCCTACTACAGGGTTTTCCCAGCCAACATGAAAGAGATTTCATTTATAAGGACACTCAAAAAAAATATTTTTGTTTACACACCCGCACACGGTGATGGATTAATAGTCACCTTAAATTTATTTTGATTGTTGGAATTGATAACGGTTTGGACGGGGGGCTCTGCGCCATCTCTCTATTTGATGGTGGCGTCATAAGCAAAATGGCGATGCCCACAATAATGGTGGGCGAAAAAAGAGAGATCGACACTCGTGAGATTAAAGAGTGGCTGCTCTACTTAAACACGCCTTTCCACCTAGCAATTGAAGAACCGCTTGCGCACGCTAAAAGCTCTCAAGCAATGCGCTCGATGGCTTTGAGTTTCGGGAAATTAATTGGCATGGCGGAAACCAATAATTACGAGGTTAAAAGAGTAGCTGTCCACAAATGGCAGAAGCGCATCCTTGGTAAAATATCTCGGGGGACTAGTAAACAAGTCGCCTTTGAAAAAGCTGAAGAGCGTGTTCCAGATGAGCAGTGGCTTAAAAATTCAAGGTGTCGCGTCCCGCACGATGGCATGGTTGACGCGTTCCTGATTGCCCGATATTTTTGGGAGACCAAAAAAAACTGAAGAATTATTTTGACGTGTGGTTTTAGGTGTGGGATGTTCCGCCTATGAACCAACCAAAGCACAGCGACAGGGGACACGCAGAGTTTTCCCCCTCTTCTCTTAAGTATGTCGCAGGGTGTGCTGGTTACACGGGTAGATCAGGAACTTCAGCGGCTGCTGAAATGGGCACCCGTATACATGAGGCCCTTGAGATTGAAGACCCATCGAATCTTCAAAGCGAACAAGAGGTATCGATTTATCAGGAGATCCTGACCGATCAATACGAATACCTGATGAACTACGGTGACATGGAGTTGACGGAGTCCCATGCTGAGATTGTTCTTGATGTGGAACTTGATGGGACTTCCACGTATGGCACTTGTGACTACCTTAACATTTACGACGGGACTAAAGGGATACTCATCGATTACAAAACGGGGATCTCTAAAATAGACGCCCCTGATAAGAACTGGCAGTCCAGAGCATACACTGTCGGTTGTTTCCAAAAGTTCCCTGACTTGGAAACCATAGAGTTTGTATTTTTCATACCGCAGCGTAATGAAATTCTGAGCCACACGTTTAGTCGGTCGGACCTCCCTCAACTTATTAGGGAGTTGTCAGACGTTATCCTTAAGGGGGAAAAAATACGCCCCAAATGGGAGAACGGTGCCCCCGATCTTTCAGAGCTTACGCCAACCGTTGACTGTAGGTTTTGTAAATACGAGGACACCTGCCCATCGCTCGGTGGGTTGGTAATCGAGGTGGCCAAAAAGCTTAACCCGCAACTCCCCGATGTAGATATTGAAACTACAAACGATCCCGAGACAGTGGAGCACCTTTATGTTGTCGCCAAAATTGTAACCTACTGGGCAGACGCGTTTAAAAAACACGCTGTTTCTCTTGTAGAAGATGGGCTTGAGTTACCCAACCTCAGACTTAAAAAAATGGCGGGGCGTAGAAACGTCACCGACCCCCAAACGTTTATTCGCATCGCTAAAAAATACGGTGTTGACACTGAAACTATTTTGAACAACGTGAGCCTTCCGCTTGCAAAAATTGCCAAAGCTGTTGGCGACACAGCGGATAAAGGCAACAAGAAGCAATTATCCTCTGAGTTCATTGATGCATGTGACTCCGCAGGAATTATAGAAACCTCTCCCTCAAGGCGTCAATTGTCTTGAGGAAACTAGAAACAAGAAACAGAAACCAATAGATATGAGTAAAAAGAACGAGCTGACCGAAGCTCCTACTACCAACCTAGCAAACGCCCTTAGCGATACGCTAGATCAATCCGATATTGACATCCCTCGTGTTAACGTCGTGCAGAAGACCAGTGATATTACTGGACCCGATGGCAACCCCGCACCGTATGGCTCGCTTGTTTTAGACAAGCGCATCATTCTTGCAGCACCTGAAGAGCCAATTCAGGTTGTTCCACTTAGTGCTAACAAGTCATGGCGTGAAGATGTCCCGTTTGATGCCGATGACATCCCACGGATTGCTAATTCGCAGGAGGAAAAAGTGCAACTTAGCTTAGACTCGGAATACCCTATTCTTGAGTTCGCTGAGATCACCTTACTCTTCAAAGGAGGAGATGACGCAGACTCTTTCCCGTTCCCACTTGGGGACGCGAACTATGCTCTGGGCCGGATCAACGTCGCCAAAGACGCTTACCGTCAAACCTT